CCCACCCGCCGTTTTGGTATGACAAAGGCAAACGCCTTTGGTTTTATATCGGCATAGATGTAGCCAGCCGTTGTATGACTGCCTTTGTATATGGCAAAACCAAAGAAGGCATCATCTTAGAGTTCTACCGCCAGCTGGTGCGCAACTATCACCAATGGGGCTTAAAACTCCCTTTTGAATTAGAGTGCGAAAGCTCCCTAAATAGTAGTTTTTTAAACACTTTCCTACGTGAGGGCTATATGTTTCAAAAGGTACGTGTAGAGGCAAACAACGCCCGCGGTAAGTACATAGAACGTATGTTTGGCAAGATGCGTAATAATAAAGAAAAATACGCCGAAGGTTGGATAGCACGCCCCTTTGCTAAGAGCGAATCCAACCAAGCAGGCAAAGGAGCTACTAAAATTATCCCTTACAACGAACTGGTGCAAGCACGCCTCGCCGATATAGAAGATTGGAACAACGAGCCACACGATGAACACCCCGAAGTAAGCCGTTGGGAGTACTTCCTGAACAACCAACTCGAAACCCTACCCGAAACCAATTACCGCGCTATACTACCTCATATAGGCTACAGCGTTAAAACAAGTTGCAAACAAGGCTATATCAGCCTAAATCGCCAAAAAATGGCAATCGCCGAAGATAGCAACATACTCACTGGCGAGCCACTCATTGAGAAAATGAAACAGATAGAAGGTAAAGATATAGAAGTATTTTGGCTCGACAGCAACGAAGGCGACCTTATCAAAGCCATAGCCTACTGCGGAGGTCGCTATATATGCGAAGTGCAGCCAATGCCAAAATTCCAACGCGCACGTGCCGAGCAAACCGAAGCCGATATGGTAGCCAAAGCCCTACAAGATGCCTACACAATGACTATCGTACGATTTGTGCAACACCACAGCAAGCAAATAGCCGAAGTAGGCATCATCAACCGCGCACCAGCACGCCAACGCGCTTTCGTTATCCCAAGCCTCAAACGCTATGAAGCCACCAACACCACAGAAGTCGAAATACTCACCGATTATGACTCCTTAGACGAAGACGACAAACAAATATTGTATAACCCCAGTACTGGTACCGAGTACACCCAATCTTGGAGAAACAAATACGCTATATAATGAAAATAGAAGCCCAATTCAAACAAAAAGTACGCGAGGCTATATTAGCCGACCGCGAAAACTACGGAGGCTCCGACACCGCCTACGCTAAACGCCTTAAACTAAGTGCCGCCATTTATTCACAAATCAAAAACGGCAAAATAGATAAAGTATTATCCGACACTCAATGGCTGGTAATTGCCCACCAACTCGGCGTACAAGTGAACGACAATGGCTGGAAAGTAGCCCGCACACAAGTTTACACCGAAATTGAAGACAACTTGCTATACTGCAAAACTTACAGCAAATCAATGATACTGGTAGACGACTGCGGTATAGGCAAAACCTTCTGCGCACGCCACATCGTAAAACAGCAGAAAAACGCCTTTTATATAGACTGCTCACAAGCCAAAACTAAACAACAATTCATTCGCTTGCTTGCCAAAACCATAGGCGTGGACGATACAGGGCGTTATGTAGATGTAAAAGCCGCTATCAAAATGTGCCTCCTATACTTAGAGCAGCCTCTTGTAGTATTAGACGAAGCTGGCGACCTTGATTACAACGCCTTCCTTGAACTCAAAGAACTATGGAACGCTACCCAAGGCGAATGCGCTTGGTATATGATGGGAGCCGATGGTTTGCGCGCCAAAATAGAAAGCGGTATCGCCCACAAAAAAGTAGGTTATGCCGAAATATTCGACCGCTTTTTCGACATCACCACTATAGTACCCCAAGGCACCGATGACCGCAAAGCCTTCTATATACAGCTTCTGGGCGATGTAGCCACCGTAAACGCCAAACAGCAAAGCGATGTAGATAAGTTGGTTCGCAAATGCCTCAACCCAAGCGGTAAGAAAGACGCTACCGCCTCCGATATGAAACGACTACGTTATTTAGAAAACCTTATAAAACTAAGCTAAAACAATGGCACGAATAAAAGCAATATACGGCAAACAACTACTCGAAAAAACCTATAAAACTTTCCCTTTTGAGGGCGAATGGGCACGAGCACTGGGCAACCCCGAAGTAGCAGGATTTTGGCTCATATACGGCAAAGAAAAACAAGGCAAAACGTGGTTCTCACTCAAACTTGCCGAGCACCTTAGCTCCTACGAAACCACTATGTACATCAGTGCCGAGCAAGGCACCAGCCAAACATTCCAAGACGCCTACCGCCGAGCCCAGCTCAACCCCTCCAATCGTCGCCTCAAAATAGTACCCTATACCGAAATTACCGAGATAGAAAAAGCACTCGGCAAACAGCGAAGCCCCAAAGTAGTCATCATTGATAACACCACGGTATATAATGACGACCTTACATCACCCAAACTACGCGAGTGGATGCGCAAATACCGAAGCACCCTATTTATACTCATCTCACACGAAGAGAAAGGCGAACCCGACCTCGCTGTAGGTCGCCTCTGTAAGAAACTTGCCGAAATCGTTATCCGAGTCGAAGGACTCGCCTGCCACGTATCGGGGCGTTGCCCTGGCGGCACCCTAGTTATCAACGAAGAGAAAGCACAACTCTATTACGACACTAATATCACCCCTAACAGCTAACACCTATGAACACAATACCCCAACAAATCACCTATCGCCACGCCCTCGCTCGCCAATTAGGGATCACCTACCTGCAGTACGAGAACCTCCGATATGAGTTCTATATAGATTGGTGTATCCACCTTTTAGCTTGTCCCCCTTCGGGGGTTCGGGGGCTACACCTCAAAACCCTCATCACCCACGACAACTTAATGAACTGGTACGACGATCAATGGTACGAAATAGTTGAGCAAGCCATACACCGACACTACGGGCAAGATATCAGCATCTACACCCCAGAAGAAATGCTTGACCTCATTAGCTTCTATGCCGCCAACATCTTAGACTACTACCCCAGTGTACTCCTCAAAAAAATAACCGCCCCTGCGGCTCGCACCGAACACTAACCGAAGATAAACCGAACACAAGATGAGAATAGAACTCAACGAAATAAGCGATTACGACTACATCAATCGTAAAATGAGAGAGCACGCCCAGGAGCTCCTCAAAACCGCCAAAAAACAAAAACGCCCCGTGCGATACCTCCCCCAAGGCATCAGCGGCGATAACGTAACTTGGTGGGCAGACTTCAAAAAATACGGAAAAATAATTAACAAATAACAATTATCAATTATGACAGTAGATTTAAGTAAACTCACAGCCAACGAACTCAAAGCCGAACTACAACGCCGCGAGCAAGCACAAAATGAAAACCGTGAAGCATACAAAGCCCTCGTCAATGAAGCCATACCACAAATAATCGGCAAGCTGCAAAACTATTCTGAGCAAATGGCAGAGGTGAAATTGCATACTTTTGAAGCCCTCAAAATCTTGTTAGACACCAAAAACGAAGTCTACGAGGTAAAAGGCGACCAACAAAGCCACACCTTCACCGATACCCACGGCAACACCATCACCTACGGATTCCGCGTCATAGACAACTGGGATGACACCGTCAATGCAGGCATTGAAAAAGTAAATCACTTTATTGCTTCACTCGCTAAAGACGACGACAGTGCCAAACTCGTTTCAGTAATCAACCGCCTACTCAAGAAAGACGCCAAAGGAAATTTAAAAGCCTCCAGAGTGTTAGAACTCACCCGAGTAGCCAAAGAGTTCAATAGCCCCGCCTTCACCGATGCTGTAACCATCATAGCCCAAGCCTATCGTCCACAGCGTTCGGCATTCTATATCGAAGCCAACACCCTCGACGAGCAAGGCAAAAAGTGTAACATACCTTTGTCACTCTCATCGGTAGACTTCCCTCCTGGCACCGATATTAAGCACCTCTTCCCAGTACACGAAAAGTACGAAGAGCAAACAACCGCATAACACTACACTTTTAGCCGTCTCGGCGGTTAAAAGATGCTCCTCCGCCCTTAGTAAGGTCGCTGGCAATAAGAGGACGCTCTTATGAGATCCACTAAGGCGAGGAGCTATTTTTAAACAACGTTTAAACACCATTTAAAATGAAAAAAGCACTTATATTTTTAGGACTATCATTACTATTTTTCTCTTGTGGAAAAAAGAACAATGAACAAACAAACAAAACAGAGGTTATTACAGGGTTTGTAGTAGACAAAGAAATGATAACAGCCCATACAACCTTCCACTTTGTTGGAAAAGTACGCACAAGCACCTATCACCCCGCAAAATATTATATGTATGTTGCCAACAAAGAAGGTACTAATAAAATAACAATATACGAAAACGACTACAAAGAGTATAACGTAGGTGACTATGTAAAAGTAACAGTTAAAAATGAATAATATGCCCACAATAAAACCCCATCAGATTCGTATCCTTCAAACTCTCCTAAGCAAACGTTTCAGCGACCGAGAAGCCCGCCTACACTTTGTATGTAGCTTTATTGGCAGAGAGCTCCCCAGCACCAAAAACCTCACAGAAAACGAGTTTTTCACCATAGCCCAGCACCTTGGTTACCATTTTGAGATGCACGCCTACTTTAATATCGAAAACAAGCAACACCTAAAGCTATTATCCCTATGCCACGAACTCGGCTGGCGCGATACAAACAACCCCAAGTACGCCGACATCAAACGCCTTGGCAAATGGTTCTGCTCAAGCAAAAACCCATTCAAAAAAAGCCTCCAAAACCTCACCCCCAGTGAAGTAGGCAAAGTCAATAACATCTTTGAAAAAATGCTAACACAGAGATATGAAAGAAGTTAGAAAATTAGCCAATGAGAAAATTAGCAAATTAATAGCCGGTACGGCTCACACCTGCCCCCACAAGCATAAAGAGCTCCGCACCCTTGCCCACTACTGTACCGTAGAAGTAACCGCTCTCTTTTGCAAAGACTGTGGCAAGCAATTAACAAAAGAAGAGTGGAATGTATAACAATTTAAACACAAAATACAATGGAAATAGACAATTATGATGTGAGTTACTCCTCAATCTGCGATAGGATTAATGGAGACCCTCAAGCAGCAAAAAAAGAGCTATTGCGTTTGTGCAATTTGACTATAAAAGCAGAAGAAAAAGTTAAAAAATTAGAAGAGGAACTAAGTAAGGCAAAAACTGATGTAAGATTTTTTAAAAAAGGCATATACAACACCTTTCATTACTTCCGCAACCAAATTGGCAAACTACCCTCCTCTGTTATCCTCCGTGAAGGAAAGACGATATACGTCATTAAGTACTTCGATGATGATAACATTACAATAAATGTTGAAAAGGAAAGTTTTTAATTACTAAAACAATTACAATATGAACGACAAAGTAAAAGAAAAAATCACAAAAGTCTACGAACTCGTAAAACGAGGCATAGCAGGAGAACAGCAATCAGCCGAGAAAATGCTAAACAAGTTGCTTGAGAAGTACAACATTTCAGAAGACGAGCTTAATAGTATCACAGAAAAAGAGTATTACTTTAAGTACTCCTCTGATTTAGACCAATGGCTATTTATGCAGCTCATTAACTACTTCTTTAAGGATAAAAGCTACAAAATTTACCGCATTAAAGGTAGTGGGGTAAAAGAATTTTCAATACAGATGCCCTACTTAGATTGGGTAACATTAGATAGTGCTTATAGCTATTTTAAAGCACATCTAAACCAACAATGGCGCCAACACGGCTTGCCAATAGTCAATCGTTGCCGAACTACCAAAACTAAAAACAAACGCCGTCAGGAAATGCAAGCAAGTTTTTTTTCGTTATACATAATTCGTTCAGGTATTTATCACCCATCACAAAAGAGCTCTTGTCGCCTTAGTGAGGAAGAAATAAAAAGGCGAACTATCCTTCACGGAGTTGAAGGCGGTAAATACAACCAACAAGTAACCACAGGTCTATATTTAGAATAACCCTTTAAAAACTATTTAAAATGAAAGAAATACCGACACATTATTTTTGTCATTTAGTTGGTGGCATACAAACCAAGAATAAGCTGCAAGAGCAATTCTCTTGTTTTCTCAGAGAAATGGACGGTGAACTGTACCAAGCAAAGGAGCTGGATAAAATAAAAGAATACATCATTGAAAAAGCCAATGAACTTAATGAAGAGTACCCCCGATGCAAACCCCTTAACATTTCCTTTGCACAATACGTAGAAAAAGACAAACATCACCTATGCGGGTTTGAGTTTAACGGCTTTATATTAAGACCTGCTTACTTAATTAAACTATAAAAAAATGACCTACACCGTAACTCTACACCGTACCCACACACTGCTAAAGCTCACCTACAAAAAAGGTGAGCTTTGCAAAATAGAAATCAAAAGAGGAGGGCTCAACAGTCAGCAATACCAACAGCTTGGAGCTATCCTCCCCCCACAAGAGGAAGATATAGAACGCTACCAAGAACAATGGAGAGGCAGCGTTTCTTATCGTGAGGATGTGCCAGACCCTGTAAGTCTATACGGAAAGTTCTTAGACGAATGGTTCGCCTTTTACAAACGTTTGTACGGATTTCCTCCCAAGTTCACTGGAGCAGACGGCAAAGCCCTCAAGCAAATCATTAGCTACCTGCAACAAGTATCAGCCAACGACACTGAAGCCCTTTCCACGTGGCAATACTTATTGGGCAATTGGCAGAAGATGGATGAGTTTCACCAACGAAACACCGATTTAAAATACATCAATTCACAACTCAATAAAATATTACAAAATGCAAAACGAGGTAACAGTAGTGCAAAACAAACTTACAGCACTGATTTCAAACGAAAGATTCTTGAGGGTATATTCACCCAATAACTGTATGAAGCACAGCTACAAACTCAAAACCATAGCCGAAGCAATCAACCTACCCACCCCCTCCATTAGTAGCATACGAAGGGACTATGGTGCAACAGCTTGTGAAAGTTATATAATGTTATGGCTCGTATATCTAAACGAAATGTTAGCCGTAAGTCGCCCAATGAGCGAAGACCAAATAAACCTTTGCAGTAGCCAAATAATGAACGATTACGGTTACTTAAAACTCACTGAAATATCATTTATATTCAAACGCGTACTATCGGGTGAATACGGCGAATTTTACGAACGACTGGGCATAGATAAAGTGCTTAGATTTTTTAGAGAATACGACAAAGAACGCCTACAATACATAGACGACGAACGCCAACGTGAACACACCGAATTTCGCTACCAAGAGCAAAAAAATGAAACTCCCTTAGACGACTTTAAACGCAAACTAAAAAAAGCCTACCGACTCACACAACGAAAGAAAAAAAAAAGAAAAGAAAAAATTCCCCTTCCCTCTTCTTTTTTTTTTTTTTTTTTTTTTCACTTTCATACCTTTGCACTATAAAATCAACTCCTTAAAAGCAATGCCTCTAAAAACACCCCATAAAAAGCAGGGTTACCAGCGTAACCAACTCCTCCGCTACAAAGCCGTAATGGACGAGTTCAACCGCCACGACTATCGCTATATGCCTATCTCGGTAATATGGCGTGAGTTTATATACCCCAAGTTCTTTATATCACGAGGCACACTCTACAAAATTCTAAGTATAGATATAGATACCGAGCTACAAGCCTACGCCTAATCTACAATTTGCTAATTAGATATTCTGTACTTCACAACTGTAATACACTTCATACTCTTGGAGCCCATCATCGCGAAGGGTTCTGTTCTGCGAAGTCCTAATAAGAGGCGAAACATTAGGCAGTAATGATACCCCGTGTAGTTGCTGGTGTATTTTCTCAATAATACCCCATATTGCCCACACCTCTTCTTTTTGTCTCCTTGGGGCTTGCATACTACTATTGGTAAGCCTCATATTAGCCACTGTAATTTTTATTTGTACAGTTCCTATCTGTCGTTGTAGAGGTTTTTTAGTAATATCTTTACCTAAGTTAGTAAATTGCACTTGTTGCACATCAATCAGCGCACAAGGGTATTGCACAGGCATATTAGGACTGTAATAGTCTAACTGTCCCCAGTTCTCATCTATGTGTTTAAGTTCTGCAATCTCGCTTACTTTCTGCTGTATTTTCTCTAATAATGTTTTCATTGGTGTATGCTATTTAGTAGTTCTTTCATATTAAAATTTACAATATCATTTACCATTCTTTTTACTTCAGTATGGTCGCCAATAAATTGTCGCTTCGGTATTTTTAGTTTGTCGCCTACCTTTTTTAAGGCAAGGGCTTTCCAGTGCTCTGCTTCTACTGAAAAAGCCCTTTGTGCAGCCCCTTTGCGCCCTTTAGCTGTCCCAATAGCTTTGTAATACATTGCCCAAAAATAACGCTTCATTTTGGCTGTTATTTCCACCTCACCGCCATTGTTTTGAATATCAGCATAAGGCACCGAACTTGTCCAGCGTATAGTAGTACCTTCAATGTTGCTACGAATAGACCGCCTTAGTGTACTTGTACGCATCATCAGTGAGCCACGCCTATTGGGTATAAGGGTATTAGACCACTTATCATCAAAGAAGGCTTTGCGCTCAAAGTTACGGTCAAACGCTTCTGTGAGCTTCACTTTGGTATCCGTTAGGATGTGATTTAAAAAGTCTTTAAACTCCATTTAAAAAAGTTTTGTGTTTATTTGCTTGTTGTTTTGTTTTTATTTTGTACTTTTGTTGCCTAAAATACATTTATAGAATGGAAACGATTTTTGACCACAACCCCACACAATTGGAGTTAAATGCTCTTAGGTTTGATGCCTTATCATTTACACTTAAATTTGGCATTGAACTAAATGAGGAATTAACCCCTGATAATTACAAAAAACATATCACAAAAGAATTTGCTTTTTATGATTTAGCTTGCCTCTTTGAGGAAAGAGGAGATATGGATAAAGCCGAGCAGTATTGGCAACAGCTTCCTAAAGCCTATAAAGAATATGGTTTAGGGTATGATGCTATTGCTACCGCTGTATAGCAAAAAACTCGGTTATCTTCTCCCCTATATTAGAATAATCACTCATTAAGTGAGGTTTAAAAAATTCAACAGCTTCACGTTCTTCTATACTGTTGTTTTTTAATCGCTCTCTGAAATTCTTAATCCAACCACTATATCCATATCCTTCCTCTAAAATTCTTTGTTGGTGTGATGCTCTCCCGCCAAGTCTTTCAATAAATTCGTTATAAGTATGTCGCGCTATAAACTCATTGATAGTCTCCATACTTTCTGTTTGTCTCCTATTAAGTTGCATTGGGCGGGTTTGTGTTTTAGCGTGTAATATTTCGTGCCATAACGACTCTAAAGCGTACTCTTGTTTGAATGTTAAAGACTCTCCCTTCTTTATTGCTCCTAATGCTTTTCGTAACTCTAACGCAGGGTTAAAACCAATGCTTGCAAAGGTATGAGTACTTATTTTTATAGTAGATTGACTACTCCATTCATTAGTATTGTTATTAAAATACATTGAGTGTTGCATTAAAAAGTTGGTAGTACTTGTAAAACTCACCTCTTCAAGCCCTCTCCTAAAGTCGTTAGGGAATAATTCAGCATATTTTAGCAATACATTTTTCACCTCCTCTCTTGTGGGGAAGTCTCTTCTTATGAGCTCTTGCAAATTAACTGAAGTTCTATTATTTATTGCTTCTAACTCTCTTTGTGCCTGCTCAGCCCCTACTACTTGAGTATAAGTATTAGTGGGTGGAAATACCTTCTTTTCCTGCCCTGGGTTAAAGCGAAACATTTCCAGCTTATTCTTGCCGCTCTTGCCTATCTGGGTAGTAGCTTCCTCGCCTGCCTTTTTGGCAGTTTCGGGGTTGCTTTTGGTGTTTTCGCGTGCCAATACTTCCACAGCGGTACAGCGACAACGCCAACCATTAGGCGGGTAGTATTCTGTCCAAAAGGCATCATCTTTGGGCAAACATATTCCTGCTAAAGCCGCGTGACTTTGCCTTACGCGCTCATCGCCTGCCGTGCGATATTCAAGCCAATACCTGCTTGTGTCCTCTTGCAGGTTAGCCCAATTAGCGGCACTTTGGGCACTCTGCACGGCAAACTGGTACTCAGCTTCTAAGTAGTTACGGTTGTAGGTATTGTTGAGCTTTAAAATATCCTGTTCAAACTGATAATAAGGGCGTATGTTGCCCTGCTCATCTTTGAGTTTGCTACGGGCTTCGGTAAGTTGGGTATGGGTTTTGAGCCCCGAAAAGATAAATACATCGCGCTCTAAATAGGCTCTCATTTCCTCCGGTACTTCGTGAGGGATAGCGATGTTAAACACTTCAGCGGTAGCAGTAATAAGGTCGCGGTAGGCTTTGTATTTCGTTAAGTCTTCAGGTTTATAACTGCCTTTCTTATGCAAATAGTCAAGGGCTTTTTTAGCTACTTTGGTTACATCTATCTCCCCCCCCCCTTTTGGGGGGGGGGGGGGGGGGGGGGGGGGGGGGGGGTCTCGCCGCGCCCACATCACACGCCGCGCATGTA